TTAAATTATGTCAGGCTTCTTCCTGCCCAGCCATTCATCAAGAGCGTTGGAGATTTCAACCCTAAACTCTTCATCTGACAGACCAAGATCAGTTCCGCGTTCATATGCTCGGTCTATAGTAAACCTGTCTGCTAATCTGCTGTTCTCAAGCTCCATATGGGGAAAATGCTCTATCACATAGGCAGAGTAATCCAAATCAAAAAAATAACGCTCCAATTCGCCATTTACGAAATCCGAAATAAAATCTATCATAAATGCCGTGTGCTTTTTGAAATTCATCAGTCTTCCTCCCAGGCATATTTTTCAGGCTCTGTTCCTTTCGGCTTCGGTATAAACACCTTCGGTGGTATTTTCGCACTGCCTGGCAAAAAATCTTCAATTGCGGATACATAGCCCGGCTTTCCAAGATTGGGGGCGTGAGTAAAAATCCATGACATATATTCAAACGGGTTCAAACCGTTTTCCCTTGCGGTTTCAACAAGGCTGTAATACACTGCACTGGCTCTCGCACCGTTTGGTGTGTTGCTGAAAAGCCAGTTCTTGCGTTTATGTTCTTAAGCACATAAACGCAAAAATTGATTATTCGAATATTTGGGAGAATAGTATGGTATAATCTTCACTAGGAGGTAAGGGTATGTCAAATTTAAATGAATTTCTATCAGCATTTCTTTCATATAGAACGGCCAGGTTGGAATTTCTTAATTACATTGGATGCGTAGAATCCAATAGAGATCCCCTTGCTGAAGCTAGTGAACACTTGGTGGCACTTTTAACAGGTGGCGAACTTGTAAAAAACAGGGTTCAGAAGGGTTATGATGTTGTGGATTCTGATGGAAAACGAATACAGGTAAAATATCTGGCAAATCCATTGAACACAGGCATTAATGGACATGTGATCCAGTTTCCGGATGAAGCAGACCTTTATGCAGTTGTAGTTTTTGAAAACTTATTGCCCCGCAGTATACTAGTTTTTACGCGTGAGAACCTTGAACCCGTATATGACCGTTTGGGGAAGAGGCATAAGGGAAAGGGAGAACGGCTGGAACTTACTAAAGCGAATATAGAAACTATTGTATTAAATGCGCAGGACTTTAGCACACTGGGTGTTACCGTTTACCCTCTCTTACCGAGAACATACCGAGAACGCAGGAATAATTGTCTTGACTTCCTGTAGTTTCAGAGCGTTAATGTATACTACCAAAGCACAGGAAGGAGAGAGGGTTTGCATGAACCAAAACACTTTCATTTACTCCACTGGAATATCCGGAATGTCTCGCAAGGAAACAGCGGGGATTATAGCTGCGCATTTCGGGACGGAAGTCAGCTACAAGGGAGCGCCAAGTTTTGAGTACACTGCAACGAACGGAGAAGGCAGAGAATGGAGAATTACCAAAGATGGTACGGTAATCACACCTGAACTTATGATGGAAAACCTTGATGGCGCATTAGAGGTTTTCAAGGCCCTTGCCGAAGCAGGAGTCGGAGCGGATGGCTGCGCCGCTTCGGTTGTTTTGCCTATAGCCGGACATAATGGAATCACGTTAAGGAACCTGCTAAACGTCATCGCCAGCAAGCAGGCGCTCATCTTCAAGGCGCTGAACGTTGAGGATAGGTTTGCCTTAAGGCAGGAGTTTGTAGAGCATATCAACCAGATAAGGCTCAAAACAGCCGGGGATTTTCTTGAAAGCATGGCTTCCTGCGGAGGGGATGAAGCCAGCCCGGGCATTGCCTTTACAAAGGACAGCATAAGCTTCCGCTGGTTTTCCGGCACATTGGAGCCGGAACATATCAAGGCATATATCCAGTTTGTGCAGGCAATCAACGCGATGGCGCTGGCACAAAAGCATTCAACACCGAGAGCCACCAAGGGAGAAAATGAAAAATATATTTTCCGGGTATGGCTTCTAAGGCTTGGCTTTATCGGAGACAAGTACAAGGCCGCCAGGAAGCTTTTTCTTGACAGGCTTGACGGCAACAGGGCGTTCAGGACGGAGGAGGCCATGCGGGAAGCAATGGAGAAAAGAAAAGGCAGGGTCAGAGAAAACGTTGAGAATTGTGAAAAAACCGCTTGATTAACTGTGATTTCAATGGCTTAATGTACCTAACAAAACACGGAATGGAGCGGTCAGGATGATGAAAGAAAAAATAAGAAGGTTGACAAAAGATGGAGAGTGCAGGTTTGAAGAGGGCAAATTAACGAGGGAACAGACAAGGGCAAAAGCACAGGCATTGGTAAAAGCAGCGGCAAAGGAAGGTTACACAGGCTACGGAGTATACAGGACAGCCTTTGGATACTACATGGTCAGATATCGCGGGTAAAGAATAACAGACAAAACCAAAAGGGAAGCATCAAAACGAGGCTTCCTTTTTTGCTGCCATTTTTGAGGGGAGGTGAAAGACGATGGCGACCAGAGGAAGAAAACCCAAGCCCACAGCCCTCAAAGTGTTGGAGGGAAATCCGGGTAAAAGGCCCCTGAACAAAAACGAACCCAAGCCTGAAAAGAAAGCGCCCAAGTGCCCTTCCTGGCTGGAATCCGAGGCCAAAAAGGAGTGGCGCAGGATGGTAAAGCAGCTTGAAAACTTTGGTGTGCTCACACAGGTGGACGCTGCAGCTTTTGCCGGCTACTGCCAGGCCTACGCCCGCTGGAAGGGGGCCGAGGAATTTCTCTCCAAGCACGGTACCATTTTTAAGACACCGTCGGGATATATCCAGCAGGTGCCGCAGGTATCCATCGCCCAGACCTACCTTAAGATAATGAGGGATTTCTGTTCCGAATTTGGACTTACGCCTTCCAGCCGCTCCAGAATTGCTGTTGATAATGCCGTAAAAGACAGCGCCGACCCCATGGAAAAGCTGCTTATGAGGAGGCATAACGGGTAATGTATGACGAAAGGAAAGCGCAGCACGCGGTGGACTTTATCCAAAATCTGAAGCACACCAAGGGCATCTGGTATGGGGTGCCCTTTAAACTCCTCCCCTGGCAGGACAAAATCATCAGGGATATTTTCGGGACGGTCAAGGAAAACGGGTACAGGCAGTATAATACAGCATATATAGAAATTGGGAAAAAAGAATGGAAAATTGGAACTTGCCGCTGCAGTGGCCCTTTACCTTACATGCGCTGACGGCGAATGGGGCGCTGAAGTCTATGGGTGCGCATCAGACAGACAGCAGGCCTCCATTGTTTTTGATGTTGCGGTGGATATGGTGGAGCAGTGTCCGGCCCTGAAAAAGAGAATCAAACCGGTGCTCTCTCAGGAAACGGCTAGTATATACACCGCTCAACAGCTTTTATCAGGTGCTTTCAGCGGAGGCATATACGAAACATGGCCTAAACGTCCATGGTGTGGTATTTGATGAACTTCATGCCCAGCCAAACCGGGATCTTTATGATGTAATGTTACACGGATCTGGCGATGCAAGGAAGCAGCCGTTGTTTTTCCTGATTACGACTGCTGGCACCGACCGCAATTCCATCTGCTGGGAGGTGCATCAAAAGGCAGAGGATATACTGCAGGGACGCAAGATAGACCCGACTTTCTACCCTGTTATCTACAGCGCAGCCGATACCGACGACTGGACAAGTGAAAAGGTATGGAAAAAGGTCAATCCGTCACTAGGCATTACAGTGGACATCGAAAAACTGAGGGTGGCTTTTGAAAATGCCAAGCAGAACCCCGCAGAAGAAAACTTATTCCGTCAGCTTCGCTTAAATCAGTGGGTGAAACAATCGGTACGCTGGATGCCAATGGATAAATGGGACAGGTGTGCATTTCCTGTCGATGCAGAAGATTTGCGCGGCAGAACCTGTTACGGCGGGCTTGATCTGTCATCTACTACCGATATTACCGCATTTGTACTGGTGTTTCCGCCGCTGGATGATTCGGACAAATATCAGATTCTGCCTTTTTTCTGGATTCCGGAGGAGAATATCGACCAGCGTGTACGGAGGGATCATGTGCCATATGATGTCTGGGAGCGGCAGGGCTTTTTATATACCACTGAGGGTAATGTAGTGCATTACGGTTTCATCGAGACCTTTATTGAGGAGCTCGGTATGAAATATAACATTAAGGAAATTGCCTTTGACCGCTGGGGCGCGGTGCAGATGACGCAGAACCTCGAAGCCTTAGGCTTTACGGTTGTTCCGTTTGGCCAGGGTTTCAAGGATATGTCGCCGCCTACAAAAGAGTTGATGAAGCTGACTTTGGAGGAGCGCATCGCTCATGGCGGTCATCCGGTACTGCGCTGGATGATGGACAATATCTATGTCAAAACCGATCCAGCCGGCAACATAAAGCCTGATAAAGAAAAGTCCACCGAGAGAATAGATGGTGCGGTTGCGCTTATTATGGGGCTAGACAGAGCATTACGTTGTGGAAACAATATCCCCGCTAGCGTTTATGATGAGAGGGGGTTATTGTTTTTATGAAATTTTAATTTCTCCCTTGACATTTAGGTAGTAACGATATACATTATATGTATGTAGTTACTACCTAAACAAGAAAGGAGAATCAATAGTATGAAGAGGTTATATTTAACTCTTGATGACAGACTCTTTGAAAAAATACAAGCTGAAGCTGAAAAGAAAGGCATTCCTCCAACAAGCCTAGTAGTAGGAAATCTTGAAGACCTTTATCTAAGAAATGAGGCTGTTGATTATAAAGGATTGCTTAATACTTTGATTGATGAGGCAAAACAGAAACCACTCGATGAACCATTTTTATTGGCAGAACTTCCTTCTTTTCGTGAGTTGATTATTGCAAGTGCAAAGAAAGCACATATTAGTCCATCGACAGTTAGGGCTAGAATTGGAAAAAGTTTTAATGCAGCGGTAAGAAACCGTAAAGTTGGAAATGTTATAAGAGCAACAAGAGATGATGGAAGACCCCTAAATAAAGCAGGCGTGGCAATGTATATAAATTCGTCAGTAAAAACGCAAGCTAAATCAGATAATTCATGCCAGAAAGGAGGAATAGCAGATGAGAGAAATAAACGAAATTAGAAAAGCGATTTTCTTACTTTCGGCTTATCCAGAAAACATTGCTTGGTCAGACTTTGGAGACAGGGGTAATGCCTGTGCTGGCCCCTTTAAATTAGAGAATGAAGAAGAATTATTAGAAGATGCTCTAGCTTTGGCTGCAGTAAAGATTTCTATGCCTAAAGGTTCCATGTTACATCTCAATCTGGCTCGTTCTGTTGCTAAAACATTAGATTGTAAGTGGGTCACTTATGATTGGTTAATTAAGATCGTCGGAAGAATTGTGGCATGCGGATCTTTAAAAGATTTTATAGAAATGCTTACTTTATCTATAGCAGTAAAATCTGGTATGAAACAACGAGGGCTAAGTACGATAAACAGTATAGATGAGGCTTTTGTTTAGTTTGTTGCTCTTTTACAGTTAGGAGGTCATAATGGTAATTTTTAAAGAGACTTCTGTGCCTTTGCCACGCAAGGACAACAGCGAAAAGTTTAAAAATCAAAAACTTAGACATATATGTGAGGTATGTGGAAAACAGGAGATTCTCACACCTGAAGAAGGGTACAAAGCTGGCTGGGATTATGCTCCCTATATGTATCCCTTCTCGGTTATAAGTCCAAGAACGTGTAATAAGTGTGGTATAGAAAAGACTGTATGGTGGGAGATTTGCATGAAGCATAAGACTTTTGATGAATTAACGGTTATTCAAAAAGAAACAGTAAAGAGAATTTATGAAGAACCTAAAAGTATATTGGTTGAAGAATAATAATGAATATTAAGTGTTAAAAGCATCTCACGCGAGGTGCTTTTTTCATGCCTATTTTTAGGAGAGTGATGCCTATGAGAATATTTTCCCGCTTGTTCAAAGCAAGGGACAAGCCGAAAAACAGCCTGTTCGGTAACGCATACAGCTTTTTCTTCGGCGGTACATCCAGCGGAAAGGTTGTCAATGAGCGGACGGCCATGCAGACAACGGCAGTGTATGCCTGTGTAAGGATACTTGCAGAAGCCATCGCCGGGCTTCCGCTTCATGTGTACCGGTACAAGGAAGACGGAGGAAAAGAAAAAGCGCTGACCCACCCGCTCTATTATTTACTCCATGACGAACCAAACCCTGAGATGACTTCATTCGTGTTCCGAGAAACACTGATGAGTCATCTTCTTTTATGGGGAAATGCTTACGCTCAAATTATTAGG